GTGCCACCTGCACCACCAGCACCGTTAAGGGGGCCAGTTGTTGTGCTTACGCTACTTCCATTATCCCCACTTTTTGCTTCCAAAAGAATATACCCTGTCCCATCTTTTTGTTGATACAAAACTGCAGTATCGTTATTTGGCGATACCTGAACAGTAAGAATGTCTGGAATTAAAAACGCTGGAACCATGCAGTTTGTCACAGCACCAGAGCCACCACCACCACCAGCGGCTGTAAAGCCATTGACATCGGTGGTTGCAGTACCGCCATTACCACCAGAGCCAATCAAAGTAAACCATACCATTGATGCGCCTTGTGGTTTAATCCAACTGCTCGATTTTGAAGCGCCAGATGATGTGTTACGAGTAAAAATCTGTACGTTTGCGCCTTGTGGCGTTGGGTAATTTATTGGATAGCTCATGTTTCACCTTACCAGCTTGCAATCAAAACAAGGCCGGGGCCACCATTGCTGGTAGTTAATCCTCCACCACCGCAGCCAATACCGCCTTTACCGGCCTCGACACCGCCACCGCCAACAATAATTGGCTGCAATTGGAAAAACCCATCGCCGTTTCCGGTGATAGAGTATCCATAGTTTGACGTAACTGGATTGCCAGCCCCATTTGCGCCTCCACTTAAAAATGTAGTTGTAGACGCTGCAACGGTACTGGTTGAGCCAGCTTGTCCAGCAACAGATTGAAAAAAACCAGACGCTGCAAATGGGTTTGCAGTCATAGCCGTTCCAGCAGTAATGGTTGTTGCGCCGTTAGCCGTTAATAAGGCAATTAGCCCCGATGAAGATCGGTAATTTACGGTAGTGTTTACTGCATTACCCGTAGAAACGGAAACAACTAAACTATCCGGAACGTGCTGTGCTGCACCGTACCAAGTGGTTACTGCGCCAGAGCCGCCACCTTGAGTACTAATACCGTTACCACCGCCACCAATCAACATTGTGTAGACATGACTAACACCGGGCGGCTTTACCCAAGTGGAGTCTTTGTAAAACGTCTGAATGTTACAGCCTTGCGGCGTGGCTATGTGGAATGGGATCATCGTTTAAGCCCAAGCTGGTGCTGTAGCGTTGTCGTTGGTGCAGGTGTACTCAACATGCTCTTCGGGAGAAACGACAGTACCATCAGCGCGATAAACGCCAAGGCAGTAGCCGTTCTCCATTTTTTGATAGCCAGTGGAGTTGTCGCTAAAAGTAATTTCAAACCATGTAGTCATTAGTAATCTCCAGCAATAGTAACAACAGAATAGCCCGTACCAGCGGAGCCAGTAGATGTACCAAACGTCACATAGATCAGATAGTTAGGATCAAGCGCAAAGTTCATTGGTAACTCAAACACGCTTGATGCGGCAGTCTGAGACACGGTAACGGCTGGCAGTGTGATCTCGTCATAAAGCCATGTAGCAGTTGTGCTTGTGGTTGTGCTAGACGAAATGAACACACGGCAAACCGTAGCGGCGGGAGAACCCACAGGACGGAAGCGCATTTTCTGCACATACGAGCCGTTTGTACCAGCGGTGAACGCTTTGTACATAGTGCCTGATCCGGTTTGCGATGTGTTAGCCGTTGGGCCAACCACAAGACCTGATTCGTTGGCTGCGACTGAGTCGATGTCACCTACGACAGAATAAATGGGAGAGGTATTTGCTGGCATGATAAGTCCTTATGGAAGAATGCAGTTAATTGCGATGGCCCTGACAAGGCCAGTTGAAGAACCACTTGTTACAGTGGTCCACGTAGCAGCGGCATCGCTGCCTCCTGATGTTAACACTTGACCGATTTCGCCGTAGGCTGAACCACCTAGTCCAATCTGACCAGCATATTCAAAGCGGATACGTTCTGCGTTATTAGCGTATATTACCACAGCACTGGCAGCAGAAATAGTAGTGCTACTATAGAAAGCGTTATATCCAAGACCATTTGTTGGAACTGCATTCGTTCCACCCATTGGGGTAAATGTATCATTGGATGTAGAAACTGCCCAACCTAATGTAGCTCTGCCCTGTCCTGTTATGTCTAACTTATGGGCAGGCGATGTCGTTGCGATGCCTACGTTACCTGCGTTGGTAATACGCATCCGTTCAGTTTGGTTTGTGTAAAAAGATACGCCGCCAAATCCAGCCACTGTTGAAATAGATGTGCTGGTGATGTAGCCAAGGCCGTAGTTCGGAATTGCGTTCAAGCCAGAAGGTGTAAAAGCCGATCCATCAGAAGATACTGCCCACCCAGTTGTAGCTCGGCCTTGTCCTGTTACATCCAACTTATATGTATTTGCAGTACCTCCAATGCTTACATTACCAGAAGCACTAACCACAAACGGTGTTGAATCAGGATTGGTATCATCCTCAACCAACAGCGCATTACCTGAACCTGTCTGTGTAATACGCAGGGCATCAGAAGTAGAACTGAGGCTGATGACATTTGAACTTGTAAAAGTGTTTGCATCGGCAAGACCGGGAACACTCAAACTTGTACGAGCATCAGCAGCGCTAGTAGCATTAGTACCACCATTAGCGATAGGCAATGTTCCTGTCACCTGAGTGGTCAAGTTTACACCAGACAACGAGCCACCCAATGTCAAGTTGCCAGAAGTTGTGACAGTGCCAGTGAGAGTGATACCGTTGACTGTACCTGTACCACCAACAGAAGTAACAGTACCTGTACCAGACAATGTAATATACTCAATATCGGTTGCGCCAGAATTAACGACAACAGCTTTACCACCGTTACCAGTAAACGAAGGCAACAATGCTGTTCTTGCGCCTGCTGCGGTAGTAGCAGAAGTACCACCATTTGCAATTGGCAATGTACCTGTAACACCAGTAGATAAAGGCAACCCTGTTGCATTGGTCAATGTAGCCGATGCTGGTGTACCCAATGTAGGTGTAACCAGTGTAGGGCTGTTAGCAAACACCAAAGCACCAGTGCCTGTTTCGTCGGTGACAGCGGAAGCCAAGTTAGCGCTAGATGGTGTGCCTAAGAAAGTTGCAACACCTGTACCCAAACCACTAACACCAGATGCAATAGGCAAACCTGTAGCGTTAGTAAGAGTTGCAGATGCTGGTGTACCCAATGTAGGTGTAACCAGCGTAGGACTATTAGCAAACACCAAAGCACCAGTGCCTGTTTCGTCAGTAACAGCAGCAGCCAAGTTAGCACTAGAAGGTGTACCCAAGAAAGTAGCAACACCTGTACCGAATGAGGTGATACCTGTACCACCGTTAGCAACAGGCAATGTACCTGTAACACCGGATGTCAAAGGAAGACCTGTAGCGTTTGTCAGCGTGGCAGAAGATGGTGTACCGAGTACGGGTGTAACAAGCGTAGGGCTGTTGGCAAACACCAAAGCGCCACTGCCTGTTTCGTCTGAGATGACACCAGCAAGCTCGGATGAACTTGTAGCAGCAAGTACGGAAAGTTTGTCTGTAGTGACAACAAGAGTCTTTGATGCAGGTACGGTTGTACCGTTCAGCGTGGTAGAGCCTGTAGAGGTCAGCGTAGTGAATGTAGCAGCAGCGGCTGTTGTAGCTCCAACAACAGTGTTGTCAATGGTGCCTGCATTGATGTCAGCAGTATCGGCAATCAAGCTATCTATGTTTGCTGTGCCATCAATGTACAGGTCTTTAAATTCTAACGAGCTAGTACCAAGGTCCATGTCGTTGTCTGTGACAGGCACAATAGCACCGTCCTGAACACGTACTTGCTCTACAGCAGCAGCGCTAACTTCAACGAACACACCAATTCGGTTGTTAGTTGTGTCAACAGCTACTTTGTTACGAGCATCGCTATCAGCAATCAAAGGAACATAATGACCCTCTGCCGCTGTACCATCGTGCTTGTGTCCTGCTGTTTGCTCAAAAGCATCACGCAGTGCATTCAACTCGTTGTTGATTGGGGCAGCACGTACAACAGCCGTTGGTACAATGTCTGCCGCAGATTGTCTTACATAACCTGTCATGATGTTCCTTATCGTCTATCGTTCATGGAGTAGTTCATCACCAACCCCTGAATTGTGTGACTAGCATTTGTATCGTTTGTCACATATTTAAAAGCTATGGAGAAACCAGAGCCTGTAATGTTTGTCTTCTCTACTGGTGATGGGTTGCCATCATAAATGGCAGCAGCATCATACACAGCTTCGTTGTAATAGGCAGCAGCACCAGTTGTTGTAAGCGTATAGTTGGCTGGGTTGAACACATGTAGGCTGTCTTCAAAGTCATATGCAACACCTAACGAAATAGTTGCAGCACCTTCGCCTCGCAAGAACGTTGTGATGTTGTAGAAGTTCTTACGCACTGTAGGATCTTCAAAGTAGTAATAGGGGGTTTGGTAGATCGACAAGATTGGTTCACCATCAAAGGACGTTCCTGTTTCTTGTTTATAAACCTTACCTGTAGAATCTCCGTGAATGACAATCTCATCAGCACCTACATAACCACTCGACACAGAAGTTGCAGGGAACCCAAACAACTGACCAAACTCATAACTAAAACCACCATCACGCTGACGCAATCCACCGATCAAACCAAACGTACCTTCAGTGGGAATGAACAATCTAAACTGTGACTTCTTACGAATGACAACAGAACTAACAAGTTCTGGATCAAGGTCTTCGGCAACAATCTCCTGAAGGATGGCATTGATCGTAAACTGAATCTGCTTAGAGATTGTCTCCAACTCAACGTCACCAATCTTGTTCGTACCCGCTACTGGCCTGAAACCGTCTGGTCCTAAGAACAACAGATTTCCACCAAGTTCTACCACACTATCAGAGGCTACACAGCCCAAGTTGGTAGTAACTTCACTGACTACGAAGTCAGCAATGTTGGTGCCCTGCAAAGCCTTGATAGCATTCTTACCGAAGATGTACAGCGTATCACGGAAAGGCTTAATCTGAACAATCTCAAAGCCTACGTTAATAACACCTGCACCATTGGCTGGGTTGAAATCTGTCTCAGCGAGTGGTGCAGAGAAGTACAGGTTAAACGGTTCAGAAGCCTGTCCCGCCAAGAACATGTGATTTTTAAATGACGATGCAAACTTTGGAGCCGTGGGAGCATTAGCATGTGTCACCTGTGTGTAGGTTGTACCGTCATATGTAGCGGCAGGATTGATACCATCTGTCAGAAACAACTTGTCAGAAACCCAGTTGTAACGAAGCATCCTCACCTTCTTAACTCCCACCATAGTGACAGAGCCGGGAGTTGTTACAGCCACCCAAGCTGATGTGGTGTCGTCCCATTTATAGAAGTAGTCTGTACCAGCCGAAGGTTTGCGACAAGCGAAGATGGCATCGTTGATGCCTTCAGCAACAGCAACACCCAACACAGAACCTGTACCTGCTACTGTACCGTAGCTGTTGGCATAACCGCTAACACGACGATAGCCACCTGTAGTGGCTGGCTCGTAGTTGATAAGCTGTGTAGCTGAACCGGGTTCTTGTTCGCCCTGTGACAGTACATCACGGTTGGTGTTCATGCCACCAATGGATGTCACTTTAAAAGCTGAGATGCGATCTGCCATTACATCACTCGCTGTGAAACATAGGCTGGCACAATCATTGTCGAACGCATAGACAACGGCTCATCCATCAGCAAGCGGCGCATGTTCTTAATACCTTGTTCAAACCTATCACGGTGAATGGCAGCACTCTGTTCGTTGGAGCGATAGAGCATCATGTAAGTCATACCACCATCAATGATGACGTTGTCAAAACGAGTGGGGACAATGCAGACATCGGTCGATGCAACCATGTCGTCAGGGAACTGCCAGTATTTGTATTCAATGACATAAGCCTGATCAGCAGGTGGTGTGACACCAAACTTACCATCTTGTGTTTGATAGACAGCCTCTGTAGCGCCATAACCACCAGCACCAGATGTTTCATCATTAGGTCGACGCTCATCCAAGTATTGTGTGTAAGACATCACAGGCAGTCGTCGTGGCTCGTTACCTGCTGCAGAAAGCTGACGCAGATAGAATGATTCCCAATCCACACTAGAGAAGCTAGAGGGAAAGTCATAGACAGATGTACCGTCTGTAGCAAGTGTCTGAGTACCAGTGACAAGAGCGAACGGCCATTCCTGTGCAGAATGCATCAACTCTTTAACAGATGAATTGATTGCCTGTTTAGCCAAGCCTTGCACGTTTCGGGCACCATCGAATTCAGTGGAGTCCATGATGACTTCACCCATTCGTCGCAGCAATTCATTTGTTAAGGAGATGTATGTGGACATATTTTATAAGCAAGAAAGGGGTGAGCCTTTGACGACCCACCCCATAGATAACTTAGCTATTAAGCCAGTTGGTCGCGGTCAACTTCGGTAGTAGCAGGACGACCATCAACGCTCACCAGCACAGCCCACACACGCAGCGAACCAGAGGTAGGAGCGGTAGTGGCAGTGGCGATGACCAAGTCGATAGTGTCAGCAGTGCCGATCACCACGGGCTGGAAAGCAGCAGCGTTCTGTGCATAAGCACCAGCAGCAGCAGCGTCACCGTCGAAGCCGTCAACGAACACGTCAACGTCAACACCAGTCACGCCCAAGTCGTAAGTGGTGTCAGAAGACTCACCACCAGCGGCAGTGATAACTTCAAAGCCAGCGTTCAAGATGACGGTGTTGGCGGGAACAGAGATGCATTCGATGATGTCAGCAGCAGCCAAGGCAGAACCTTTGGCAGTAGCAGCAGCAGCAAAGTCGATGGTGGCATCAACAACGTAAGGGACGGAACCAGCGGTGCGACCAGCGGTAGCGCCACCAGCGAGGGTAGTAATAGTAGACATTTAAATTTCCTTTAATGAGAGATGTGTATGTAGAAACGGGGAAGCCTTTTGAGCCTCCCCTGTTTCATCAGGCCACGTTGTACTTTGCAGTAACGATAGCCTCGGGACGCAGGATCTTGCGGCCATACAGGTGCATACCACGCACGATGTCAGCAAAGCTGTCAGGATCGCGGTAAGTCTCGGTCTTGTTGATCTGCTGAGCAGTTGCCACAGCAGCGTCTTGACCAGCAACGATCACACCGAAGTCAGTGTTCTGGTTAGCTGTACCAGCGGTGCCGGGACCAGTGCCAATCTTAGGCAGGTTGTTCGACACATAGATACGGAAACCGTGCAGGTTGTTGATGATCAAACCGTTTTGCAGACCGGAACCACCGAAGTCGGCGTTCAACAGACGGCTGTCCTCATCCTTCAACATCTCAACGAAGATTGGGTCAACGACCAACCAACGACCTTGGG